TACCTTTACGTCTATCCATTGCAACTGAATAATCAGGATTTTCTACATCAGCTATTTTTGTACCAAAGAAATTATCTACAATAAATCCATTCTTTAATCTTGAGAATCCACTACCATCAAATAATTCGACATCTGCAGCACTTTGCTCTAATAGAGATAATGATGTATAATATTCTAGGTTCTTAA